AAAAAAAGCCCGTCACAATGGCAGACCAGTACCGGGAGCGTGTTGCCTCCGCTGTGTCGATGCCTGAACACATCCGGCAAAAACTGGAACAGTTGAGGCGCGGCGCATGACACATGACCAAGCGCAAAAAATCCTCGACCGCGTCAGAGAAGGCGAAGCCTACCCGCGCAGCATCGTTGACCGAGCCTTATGCCTCACCGGAGACATTGATCTACATGAGGCAATGCGAAGCGCGGGAATGGTTGAAGCGGTACAGGGCCAAAGCGCGGGAAGATGGAGCTTTGGACGCGATGAATTGGTGGCGCAAGACGGTAGCAGACATTGAGCGCATCCGAGGAATTGATGCAACGATTGAATTGCGAAACCTGATGAACATTGAGCGCAAAAAATGACCTTCATGCTGCAATTCCACATAGACGGCGAACCCGTGGCTAAGGGCAGGCCCAAATTCAGCAAAGCGGGCGGCTTTATGCGGGCTTACACGCCAAAAAAGACGTTGGACTATGAAGCGGTGGTGCAGCAGGCAGCACGGGCTGCAATGGGGCCGACAGACTTGCTAGAAACGCCTTTGGGCGTTTTTTTGTATATCCGGCTACCCATACCGCAGTCACACAGCAAAAAGCGCAGGGAGGCGTGTTTAAGCGGCTTGGAAAAGCCAATCAAAAAACCCGACATAGACAACCTCGCCAAAAGCGTCTTGGACGGCATGAATGGTATTGTTTGGCGTGACGATTCGCAGATTGTGAGCCTGCATGTGACTAAGGTCTACGCCAGCGGGTCAGGCGTAGACGTGTTGGTGAAAGAAGAATTGGAATGAACAACCCGTTTGACCTAAAAAATTACAAGCCACAAGTTTGCTTAAAAGACGTTGAGCGTTCAAGGCGAACGTCCTATCAAGCGATGCGCGTGGTCAATGAGAAACGAAAAAACGGCATTGAACCCTGTGCGCCAATTGCTTTTGGGGAGATTAAGCACGTTATTTCTAAACCAACCGATTTGGCATTAAACGTGCCAAAAATGGAAACACACGAAAAGAGGAGAAATAAAAAATGATTGATTTAGCGGAATTGGCAAAACAATGCGGTCTTGTGATTCGAGATCAACCGATGTTAGGCACAGATAAACTGGCGGCGCTGGTGGCAGAGCATTGCGCCAACCTTGCTGAGACAGCCGAGCCTTACCAAGCCGCTGATTTAATCCGCAAGGAATTTGGCTTAAAACCACCGATGTTGTTTGACGATTGGGGGGGCTGGAAATGACCCCGTTAATTACCGAAATGGTCGGGCTAATTCCTGATGAAGCGGTCAATTACCAATGGTTTGATGCGTCTGCAACGTACAGCAGCGAAATAACCATTAGCGATGATGAGGAAATGACAGGAAAATTGCCGTACCCGCAAATGGCAATCGTGACCGTTGATGACCAAAAAACCAAAATTTTGTTGATGCTAAAACAGCAGGGCGATTACGTTGGGGTTTTAGGTTATGCCCTGACCAACAAGGGTTACGGCAAGATCAAGCCATTTGTTTACAAGGTGATTGATGGGCATATAGGCGTTAAGTTAGTTGATGGAAAGCCGTTTGATTATCGCAAAGAGGAAAACGTCACCGCAGCAATTGCCATCATCAGCCAATTCCTAAAATCATTGCAAACGCAAATCGAGGGATACACGCCGATAAAGCGGGCCAATCACGAGAAAAAAGTCAGGCAGGGCAAAACGCCATTGTTTGATTGGACAACGGTATTGATTAAGCCTGTAGCTGCAAAGGCAGACCACCAAGGCGGAACACACGCAAGCCCGCGTCTGCATGACCGCAGGGGTCATTGGCGGCACATTAAAAAGACCGACAAGCGGGTTTGGGTGCGAAATTGCAAGGTTGGCGATGCATCCAAAGGCGCAATATTTCACGATTACAAGGTGGAGACATGAAACCTGAAGACCATGCCGAAGCAATAAGAGCAAAAGCTAGCGATTACGCACAAGCTAAAGGGCGGCGAGTGTATTTGGAGGAATTTAGGCGCACAAAAAAAGCGTTGCTGATGAAAGACGCATTGCGCCGGGGTATTGAGGCAGCAAACGCACAAGAACGCGAAGCCTTGGCAGATGCTGAATACGAAATAGTTTTAAAGGGTTTGTCCGCAGCGACAGAAATAGAAGAAAAATTAAAATGGGAATTGGAAAGTCATAGGCTAGATATTGAAATTTGGCGCACCCGGCAAGCAACCGAGCGTATGGTGGTTCAATCACATAGGTAATTTATGAAATGTCCGGCATGTGGGGCGTGGGTGCTGGTTCTTTACACCAAAAAAAAGGATGACAACACAAAACACCGCCGATACGTTTGCGGCAATGAACATCGGTTTACAACAGTAGAATCAGTTGTTAAGATGCTAAGACCGAAGCATGTTAAACAAACTGAACAAGGCCGAAAAAGCGCATTTGGCGTGGATTAAAGAACAACCGTGCGGGCTGTGCGGTCAGGCTGGCCCGTCAGACGCACATCACATCATCCAGCATCAGCAATACTTGTGCATTCCGCTGTGTAAAGACTGTCATCAAGGGTCATTTAATGGGATACATGGGCAGCAAAGGATGTGGAAGATTAAAAAGGCAACCGAATGGTCGGTGCTTAACGATACGATCCAAAGGTTAACAAGCTGTCATGGCGCAATTGGTAGCGCATCCGATTTGTAATCGGGCGGTTGTGGGTTCGATTCCTACTGACAGCACCAAACAAGGGGAAATGAAATGGTTCGATTCGTAGCAAGCGTTGAAGCCCCCGCCGACCCGGTGATGGACTTTGTCATGTGCAGCCTGAGCGCGGTCACCGATACGCACATCATGCATTGGACAACAGACAGCTACAGCCAACATCAGGCACTAGGCGAGTTTTACGATGGCCTAAGCGACCTGATAGACCAATGGGCCGAAGCTTTCATGGGCAAGGCCGGGGTGCTGACGAAGTTCCCAACGCAATGCAGCATCATGGACGGCGACCCCATCGTGTACCTGCGGGCGTATCTTGTTAAGCTAGAAACATACAGGCGCACGGCCGGATTTCCGCAAGACACAGCCCTCCAAAACATTGTGGACGAAATGGTTGCGCTGGCACAAACAACCCTTTACAAGCTAACCCGGCTCAACTGAAAGGAACCCATGAAACACGACACGAAACTAGCGATTGCGTACCGCGCACCAGCAGACCTAATTCCGTACGCAAAAAACAGCCGCACCCACAGCGACATGCAAATTGCTCAGATTGCGTCCAGCATCAAGGAATTTGGCTTTACGCAGCCTATTTTGCTGGATGGCGAAAACGGCATTATTGCGGGTCATGGCCGTTGGCAAGCCGCAATGAAGTTGGGGCTAGAACAAGTGCCAACGATAGATTTGTCGCATTTGTCGGATACGCAGAAAAAAGCCTACGTCATTGCCGACAACAAAATTGCGCTCAATAGCGGCTGGGATGAAACTTTGCTGGAGCTGGAAATACAAGATTTGCGGGATGCCGGTTTCGAGATTGATTTGCTGGCTTTTGACCCGTCAGAATTGAAAAACGCCGATGTAGATTACAGCGTTTTGGATGACGAAGAAATAGACCACCAGCTAGACGAGATGAGTAAAGGTGTACGCAAGGCCATACAAATTGAGTTTGAGCCAGAACATTACGATGAAGCGCAAGAATTAGTTAAATTTTGGCGCGAAAAAGGCGGTTACGTTGGCATGATGCTGATGAACCACCTGCGAAACGAAAAAGACAAGCTGTGAAGGTTTTCACTTTTTTTTACAACCGCTACGAAACCGCTACAACATCAAAAGCACTTGCCGAAAACGGCATAAACCATACGGTGCTGATTCACACGGCAGATGACCTACAAAAATTTGTAGCCGGGAAAACAATACACGGTCAAGCGGTTGTTACAAAGAATGGCAAAGGGCTTGCCTACCAGCGTAATTCCGCGCTGGACTTGATGGACACGGGCGAATGGGGCGTGTTCATGTGTGATGATTTTCAGAAAATAAAAGCCTATCCCCGCGAATTTATTTTCAGCAAAACCCAAAGCATCGCAATTACGCAGCAAAATCAAAATGCATATCGGCTGAAAAATCAAATCACTTTGAAAGAAATGTTCAGTTGGTTCCCCAAGTTGATTGAGGTTGCCGAAAAAAACAACATACACCTGATTGGCTTTGGTTTGCACGACAACCCCATGAACCTGAAAAAAAAATTCGGTACTCGGGGGCTGGCAGACGGGCGGTTTTGGCTTGTTAAAAAAGCGCACTACAAATTTGACGTTAACGCGCAACTGATTGACGATGTGGCCTGGACTGCTGAAAATTTAGTCAGGCATAAAAACGTGCTGGTGTTGAATTGGTGTGTGCCATATTTCGAACGCTATACGGCTGGGGGCTTTGGTAGCACCACAGAGCGCAAAGCGTTAAGAAAAAAAGAATGTGCGTACTTGGCAAGCCGATTTGACCCGTTGGTGCGTATTGCTGAAAAACCGGGCTGGGAATACGGAACGCACATTAGGCTATTTGGCACAGACGGCAATATTG